TTGACGAGATCGACCTTGCCTCTAATAAAATTCTCTGTCTCCAATCTATCCTTGAAGGAAATGGAGTCTTCCTTAAGAAAATCGGTAAGTTTGTTCGACCCAGTGCAGGTTTCAATGTCATCGCAACCGCAAACACTAAAGGTAAAGGTTCAGATGATGGACGATTCATTGGAACTAACGTGCTCAATGAAGCATTCCTTGAACGATTCCCTGTAACCTTTGAGCAGAATTACCCTACTCCTGCCACTGAGCAAAAGATTCTTGAAGGAGTTGCTCTTGATCTTGGTGTAGAGGATCGTGATTTCTGCAAACGATTGGTTGACTGGGGTGATGTTATTCGTAAAACCTTCTATGATGGTGGTGTTGATGAAGTTATTTCTACCCGTCGTCTAGTTCATATTATCCGTGCATACAGCATTTTTGGAAACAAGATGAAAGCAATTGATGTTTGCACTGCACGTTTTGATGATGAAACCAAACAATCCTTCCTGGAACTTTATGACAAGATTGATGGTGACGTTGATATGAACATTGCAGAACCTGAAAAAAACTGATATAATATGATTAACTCTTGGTCCCTTTTATTTGATGAATTAAACATGGAAGAACAGCAAACCCCTAACGAAATTAATCTAAATCTAGAATCTCTATCTAACAATGGATTTTGGAAATATGAAGAAGATCTCACTATGAAAGAAATTCGTGAGTATCTTTCTTCCACTTACAAAGCACACTACACTTCTCAGGAATCTAAAACTCAGACTCTTGATTTGATTGAGAGTATTGGTGATTCGGAACCATTCTGTCGATCTAATGCAATCAAATACCTGTCTCGATTTGGCAAGAAGAATGGTAAGTCAAAACAAGACATTCTAAAAGCAATTCACTATTGCATTCTTCTTTATCATTTTTCTGGACTACATAATAAGTCTTCTTCTGATAATTATGAAACTTTTTGATCCCAAACACGTTAAGGAACTTAGACCATATGAGTGACTCTATTGAACGTATTTCTCCTGAATATTTGAAAACTCAGGAAGAAATGCATACAGGATTCCATAAAGGAATGCAATATGGATCTATATCCTATGTTCTTTGGGATATACTAATTAAACCAATTGTTGAGAAAACCAATGCAAAATCTGTATTTGACTATGGATGTGGTAAGCAATATCTGAGAGAATATTTTGAAGATATGGGAATTGAATATACGGGATATGATCCTGCTATTGAAAAATATTCAACTCTTGATCTATCTAAACAGTATGATCTGGTAATCAGTATAGATGTTATGGAACACGTCGAAGTTGAATATCAGGAAACTATTTTGGAAGATATGTCTAAACTTTCTAAAGGTTTCATTCTAATAACAATTTCTCCATGTTGGGCAAAAAAAGTTCTCTCTGATGGCAGAAATGCACATATTTGTCAAGCAGGTCCTAGTTATTGGTTGCCAAAAATTTGCAAGTATTCGGAACCTATTCATCTTGCAAATTGTCTAGAAGACATTCCTGGTTTTTATGTACTAAGTCGTAAAAAAATAAAAAAACCCATAATTAATCAAATGGGAACTACTTGGAATGGTTCTTTTAAGGAAACCGAGTTTCAGGCAAAGAAAATTGGTGTCCCGATACAGACACCTCTGCCTACTGACGATACTTGTCAATTGGAATGGGCAAAAATAAATGCTCCAGAGATGTTCCAGCAAAATAACTAATTTGTGCTATAATTGAACCGAAACTGACTAAATCATGAAACTATCTACTGAAACTATTTCACTTCTCAAAAACTTCTCCACCATCAATCAGTCTATCTTCATCAAAGGTGGGAATAAACTTCGCACAATCTCTGTGATGAAGAACATCTATGCAGCTGCAGAGGTTCAGGAAGACTTTCCTAGAGATTTTGCAATCTATGATCTCAATGCATTTCTAAATGCGATCTCTTTGCATAGTTCTCCAGATCTAGATTTCACTAATGAGCAGTGCTTGACTTGGAATGAGTCTAACAGTTCTGGCACTTGGTACTATGCAGATCCATCTGTAATCGTTTCTCCCCCTGAGAAAGAGATTGAACTTCCTTCTCAAGATGTATGCTTTGTCTATACTTCTTCAGTTCATGAGAAACTAATGAAGGCAGCATCTGTCTATCAGGTCAGTGATCTCTCCTGTATCGGTGCAGATGGTAAGATCATGATGAAGGTTCGTGATAAGAAAAATGACTCTTCTAACTACTTCACTGAGGTTGTCGGTGAAACTGATGATGAGTTTTGTTTCAACTTCAAGGTTGAGAATATGAAACTTCTCTCTGGTAGTTATGATGTAGTAGTGTCACGGAAACTACTTGCTGAGTTCACCCGTAAGTCTGGAAACCTTAAGTACTTCGTTGCACTTGAACCTGATTCAACTTATGCCTGATGGAACCAGATCCTTATATTCAGTTTCTTGAAAATTGGATACCTGGAATAGGTGAAGATACTAAACTTCATGATCAACTTCATATTCATTTTGGTCTTGGGTTTAGTGTCAATGATGAGGCGAGATTGCTGGGATTTCAATTAGGGCATCACCCTGCTGGAAATTTTTTTCATGTCATTGTATTTTCTGTAATGAGTCTTACGATATATCCAAAAGATTATCGTAACTCCTGGAAGGATGTGACAGATTTTTATCAGGCATATCTAATTGGAAAATACTGGCAATCTGTGTCATACTGGTTTATACCGAGGACAATTCTATGACGCATATTTTATTCACACTAAAGGGTTGTCCATATGGACTTCTAGATGATGAGGCACATATTCGTAATGTTCTTGCGAATGCTGCTCAATTATCCGAAAGTACATTACTTGGTATTCAATCTCATAAGTTTCAACCCCAAGGAGTCACTGCTGTCGCACTGCTTGCAGAGTCTCATATTTCTATCCACACTTGGCCAGAGAATGGTGTAGCAGTATGTGATGTATTTACTTGTGGTGATCATACAAGTCCCAGATCTGCTGCTACTTACATGTATGAAGCAACAGGTGCAACTGACATTGAATCTGAAATTATCAAACGATCTTTATCATGAATATCTTTGTAACTTGTCAGGACCCTACTGAATCTGCAAAGGTTCTTCCTGATAAGCACATTGTTAAAATGCCTCTTGAGTGTTGTCAAATGTTGGCAATCATTTATTCTAAGTGGTATTATGATTGGGGCACTATCAGTAAAAAAGATGGAACTCCATATGAAACAAAAAAAGGTGCTTTCCGTAATCATCCTTGCACTGTTTGGGCAGCAAAGAATCATTACAATACTGCGTGGTTGATTCAACACGGATGCTCTCTTGCAGTAGAATATAGGCATAGATATGGTAAGGACCATTCCTGTGAAAAAACTCTTTTTGAAGCAAAACGAATCTTTCAAAGGGAAACGGGAAAGTCTATAACTTGCCATTCTATGGCTGATAACTTTGCCCGTGCAATGCCCGATGAGTTTAAATTTGACACAAGCATCCACACTTTTACTGCTTACAAAATGTACATTAGCAGCAAACCTTGGGTTGCATCTAATTATCTTCGTGACGAATCCAGAAAACCGAATTGGCTATGACGTATGATCCTCAGGTTAATGATTATGTAAAGTGGAATAATCATGAAGGATGGATATATTTCAAGGGTGAAGAATATCTTACTATTGAACTTGGAACAAATCCAAAAACTGATGATCTAGTTCCAATGCATAAAAAACATCACATACTTTTAGTGTGTTATAATTATCTCTGGCATGAACTTGAGTATGTCAAAAAAAGAAAATCCAAACACGATACCCCTTGAATTAATCCCAATACTATTGTCACTTCTTTTTGCAGCTGCTATAATAGTATTGGGATATTTTCATGGAAATATGAATGTCGGAGCAGTCTGGCACAACCTGCACAACTTTAACTAAATTATGAACAATACTGACTTTCTTTGGGTTGAAAAATACCGTCCTCAAACAATCGAAGACTGTATTCTTCCTGATGATATCAAGAAGACATTTCGGGATTTTCTAGATGCTGGAGAGATTCCTAATCTCCTACTCTCTGGTCCTCCTGGAATTGGTAAAACTACTATTGCAAAAGCACTCTGTAACGAACTAGGAGCAGATTATTATGTCATCAATGGATCCGATGAAGGACGATTTCTCGACACGGTACGGAACCAAGCAAAGAACTTTGCTTCGACCGTATCACTTCAAGCGTCTTCTAAACACAAAGTCATCATCATTGATGAAGCAGATAACACAGGGAACGATGTACAGCTCCTCCTACGGGCAAATATTGAGGCATTTTATAACAACTGCCGATTCATCTTCACCTGCAACTACAAAAACAAAATCATCGAACCACTTCACTCCCGATGTGCCGTCGTTGATTTTGCCACAACCTCAAAGGACCGACCACGAATCGCAGCATCCTTCTTCAAACGTCTCCAGCAAATCTTGGATGCAGAAGGTGTTGAATTTGATAACAAGGTCCTGGTAGAACTTGTTAATAAGCACTTCCCTGACTTCAGGAGGGTTCTTAATGAGTGTCAGAGGTATTCTGTTGGTGGAAGCATTGACAGTGCCATTCTTGCCTCTTTTAGTGATGTATCTGTAAATGAACTTATCAACCATCTCAAAGATAAAAACTATCCTGAGGTCCGAAAGTGGGTCGTTAATAACTTGGACAATGATCCTAATCTGGTTCTTCGTCGTGTTTACGATGCTCTTGCGAGTGCCGTGGATGGTCCTTCTCTTGCTGCTGCTGTTCTTATTATTGCTAAGTATCAATACCAAATTGCCTTCGTAGCAGATCAAGAAATTAATCTACTTGCTTGTATGACTGAAATTATGGTGGAGTGTCAATTCAAATGAGTGAAACTAGAATTTGTAAAAAGTGTGGTGTTGAAAAACCCATAATTGATTTTGCAAAAAGTGGTAGACAACTTCGTTCAAATGGTGAATGGAAAAGGTATCACAAAAATACTTGTAAGCAGTGTTCACAAACAAGAAAAACTCCTATAAAACCAGATGGATCTGTGATTACCTGTAAGGGTGGTCAGAGATATATCAAAGAAAATGGTAAATGGGTTTACATGCCATATCAAAAACCTTATTATCTGGATGATTCTGAAAGAATTCAAAGTGATATGGAATTGATAAATTCATTATATGGAGATGAATTTAAACCCATAGTAAGATGGAATAAAGTAATATCAGGATACTTCATTTCAAAGTATGGAAAAGTTATTTCTACAAGGGGAAAAACTCCTATTGAAATAAAAACTGTAAAAAACAGACCAGTTGGTGCTTCAAATTCCAAAAGAAAAGTTTTATCAACATCATTTAAAGTTGGACTTCCTCCAAATTTTTTTGATGATTATGTTTATAAATCAACAGATGGAAAGGAATCTTCCAATTCATCTGTTAGAATAGCTACTCATAGAGCAGTCATGGAAACTTGGAAACCAATTGATGAATATCCTCCAGATCAATTAAAAAATGATTGGGATAAAGCTCCAGAATCATTTAAACAATGGGTAAGGGATACTGCCTTCATAGATCATATAGATGATGATCCAACGAATAATTGCTTAGATAACTTACGTTGGGTAACACCTTTGCAAAACCATTACAGAAGAAAGAAGTGTGAATTCAAATGACTGAAGAAGAATTAGAACGTGAACGATATATTGATGATGATTATAATGTGATAAATCATTATTATCGTGCCAAATATTGGCACCCTGACATCCCATTCTTTCTCCAAGATGAAAACGGAGATACATATGAATTTGGATGGCAACTTATTTACCAATACATTGAGAAGTTAAATGACTAAAACAAATCCTAGACAAAAGAAGTCCAGAACTTATTACTACTTCTGGTCTTTTATGGCACTTACAGTATTCTTTGGACAACTTTATGT